CGCTACAATATATAGTCATCCTGACCGAAAAGGTTTAAATACAGGGGGTGATGAGGTTCTTGAATTAGTTGAAGAAAAAAAAGGCGCAATATATTACCCTTCAAGAGCTATAATTAAGTTTAAAAACACAGAAATAAGAGACATAATACAAAATAAACTTACGGGGAATGCTAAAGAAGTAAACACCTCAAACTGTTTAGTAAATTTACAACTATTTTCTACAGAACATAAAAACTTAGCCTCAGATCATATAATTGAAGCTTACCCTTTAAGTCAATCGTGGGAAGAAGGGACAGAAAGATGGACAGCAAATGACCCAACATCCTCTAATGGATGTACTTGGATTTATAGAACAGAAAATACATCTTCCACTTGGGTAAGTGGAACTTTAGCAGCAGGAACAACTGGTTCTTTTAAAAACCAAGCAGGAGGGGGAACTTGGTATACAGGAAGTAACTTTAGATCAGAAAATGCATTTTTTGCTGAAGACAATTTAGATTTAAATTTAGATGTAACATCAGTAATTCAAAAATTCTCAGCAAGTTACTACCAAGATGCATCTTACCCTACAGGTCTTACTAATAATGGATTTATAATTAAAAAAACACTTCAAGAAGAAGAAGACGATTTTGGTTTTGGTGAATTAAAGTATTTTTCATCAAACACCCATACGATTTACCCACCAAAATTAACATTTAAATGGGATGATTCATCTTATTCTCATAGTGGTACTACTTTAACTAGTGGTGATATATTTTTAAGTTTACATAACAATAAAGCTACTTTTCAAAGGAAATCAAAACAACGTTTTAGATTAACAACAAGAAAAAGATACCCAGATAGAACATTTGTAACAAGTTCAAATTATTTAGATATCCAATATTTACCAGCAGCAAGTTACTATAGTGTAAGAGACGCAGGAACAGATGAAGTAGTAATACCTTTCGATACAGATTATACTAAATTAAGCGCAGATAGTGAGGGTATGTATTTTGATTTATTTATGGAGGGTTTCCAACCAGAAAGATATTACAAATTAATGTTTAGATCAGATAATAATGATGGTATTCATATATTTGATGAAGATTATTTTTTTAAAGTTATAAGATAATGAAGTTAACAAAAAAAATAATAACGTCTAAAGATGCAAAAAATCTTATAGATAGTAGTTTTTCTGAATTAAAAAAAGAAGTAGAAAAACCAACAGTATCTATGTTTTTTAAACAATATAATAGGTTATTTTTTGATATCCCTAAAACAGGAGCCAATTCTCACCAAATGATAGCACAAAGAAGTAAGGAATATATTGAGGATGAAAATGTATCATTACCAAAAGATCAACTTATAGATACTTTAAATTTAGAAGTACAAAGATTAGAAACAGAATTACTTGATTTAAAACTTTCACACGGTGCTAAAAAAATAGCTAAACAAATAGAGGATTTTAATGAAGGAAAAAATACAAATGAAAGTAAAAGTGTATAATGGCTAAAATACTAAAACAAGAAAAAGTATCTAAGTTAAATGTTAAGAACATTAACGAAGCGTCTTCTAGAGAAATCACTCGTAAATTTGGAAAAGACGAGGATTTCGTAGAACTTCATATATATGATCTTAATGGAAAAAGACTCCAATCAATAAATGGCTTTACAGACTATACTTTACCTCCCTCATCTGATGGAGGAGCCTTAGTAAATGAAATAAATATAGATTATAATTCATCTTTAAGATCATTAGGATACCGTTCAGGGGCTTATAAAGTGCATACTAATATCCAAAGAAGAAAAATATTCACACAAAGAAAGAAAGCATTTGTTATTAAAAGCATATCCCCTTCAAGAACAGAATTACGATTAGAAACTTTTAGAGAAAATGTAGAATTAAGCCGTAACGCTAGAGAATTTATAAAAATTCTAAAAACCTCTCCTCTCTTTAGAGACTTTAATTTAAATTTTGGTAATAATACAAATTTACTAGGGGTTAATATAGACATGGATACATCAAATCCAGATAAATATGCTTTATTAGTTAAAACCCTAAAACCAATACCCCGAAGAATAACAGAGGGGGACAAATTAAATATAACTGAGGATATAGTAGAACCTTTAATAACTACTTATGATTTAGGAGCCCCAATATTAATAGAACCTTCAAAAACATTAGCAGGACCTAATTTTAAAATAGATGTAAGGTTAAACGACACTATACCTACAGCCCTTAAATCTTATGATAATATATTATCTACAGAAACAACTTCTTCGTATCAAAAACTTTTAAGTAAATTAGAAGGATACCAAATCCCAGAAATAGATTATGGTTATATAAGACCAACAGAATCATCATCTATAGAAATGGGGGAAGCAGCCCCTTCCCATTTTGAGAATTTTGTTCATTTTGGTAGTGCTGTTGAACGTTTAAAGAATTTTGAGTACAAATTAAACCTTATAGAAACCTACAACAGACAATTAACAAATATAGGCACAATATCGGGATCAACTTCTCAATCAGCAGTTGTCTTATCAGCCACAGCATCTATTGCAGGTAAAAAAGAAAAAATAATACAAGATTTTGATGGGTATGAACAATTTTTATATTTTGAATCAGGCACATATTCTTGGCCTAAAACAAACTCAACAAACCCTTATATACAAGCGCATACAACATCTTCAGATGCGTTAAATTGGTTAGGAAGTTCTATAAGTACACATCCTTATTACGGAGGACAATTAAATTCAGCATCTATATATGATACTCAAAACCAAAATAATTTAATCAATACAATTCCTAATCATATAGGGGATAAAGATGAAAATTCCCCTTATTTACTATTTTGTAATATGATAGGTAATTTCTTTGACCCTGTATGGGCTCATATAAAAGAAATAACACAAATTAGAAACAATAGTCACCTTTATGGGGTTTCTAAAGATTTGGTTTATTATACATTAAAAAGCTTAGGAATAGAGGCTCATGACCAATTTGAAAATCAAGATTTAGTAAATTATATATTAGAAAGCAAAACAACAACTATAGGGGAATTAAAAACACTAGTAACAACAGGATCTGCGGGTGAATTACCTCCTAAAGGGGATATAACAAAAGAAATATGGAAAAGGCTTTACCATAATGCCCCCTATCTTCTAAAATCAAAAGGAACAGCTCGTGGATTACAAGCTTTAATCAGTTGTTATGGACTTCCAGATACAGTTTTAAATGTAAAAGAATATATGGGATCTGCTCCTAATAGAGAGGATTACAATATATTTACACAAAACAAATATTTAAGAATACTTGAGGGTAACTCAGCATTAACTCAAGGATTTTTTATAGAATCACAATGGAGTAGTTCAGCAGCAGCAGCTATGTCAGCTTCAGAAAAAACAGTAGAATTTAGAGTAAAACCATATAATAATAATCTAAACCAACATTTACTTACTTTATCAAGTAGTATATCATCTTCTGATTTACATTTACAATTACACCCTTACACAGGTAGTAAGGATTTTTATTTAGAAAATGACAGAACACAATATGGTAAATTAGTTTTAAATCAATTTACTTCAAGTATAGCTTCATCAGTAGGTGTAGGACAAATAATAAGCCCAACAGAATTAACTGATAATGGAGCTTTTGCAAGCACTTCGGGTTGGAGTTTAAATAACACCGGAGGGGGAGGTGTTTGGTCAATAGCTAATGGTATAGCTACTTATACAGACAATCCTGCTAATTCTACTATTAGTTACTTAGACCAACCAACTGCAAATGATCCTTCTATTCCTACTTTATATGTAGAAGGTAAAACATACCAAATCCAATTTGATGTAATAGAAACTCATAATGTTTTAGGATATTTAAGAGGAACAACATTTGTAAATCAATCACTTACTGCGGGTACTCATACTTTTTATGCAAAAGCAGGATCATCAACTACAGTAGGTCTTAGATTTGCTGCAAATACTATAAATCAAGATGGTTCAATAGATAATATATCAATAAAAGAAGTACTCATCGATGAAGGATATTTCCCTATATACAATGGAGAATTTTGGGATTTATATCTAAACACAGATGGAGCTTCAGGTAGTAATGCTACAGTTGGTTTTGGAGCTTATCAATCAAACCATTTAAAAGAAGTAAATCATTTTACACAATCAGTTTCTATATCTGAAAGAACAAATTCGGAAGTTTTTGGTAATCCATATTATGATGGTTTAAGAGATGATTTAGCAACAAACGGAACTTTTGCATCAGATAGTGGTTGGACAAAAGGTACAGGATGGACTATAACGGATGGAATGGCCTCATACAATAATTTAGGCACAGCAGGTGAATTAACACAAACAATATCTAATTTAAAAACAGGATCATATTATGAAATATCTTTTGATCCAAAAGT